TTGGAACGCAAAACGCATATGATATTTTGTGGTATAGCACCCCAGAAAATAGACGACATAATTTAGGTTCGGCTAATAATCGATATAATATTATTTTAAATGATAAAATTCATTCCTTAATTACTGAATTTTTTGATGAAAATGATATTAATATTGTTGCTTGCTGGTATATGAATTATCATGTTGACAAAATAGAAAAATTAGGTTATAATTTATCATATTATGATTCTGATCCTTATGTATGTGAAGATTGTGACTTTATAAGTAGCAATATTCATTGTACAGATGTTATATTTGATAATGTACAATTTAAAGGTCCTATTGTACATAAATTTTGTGAAGATACCTATCCTATCGGTAAAGTACATAAAGGAAAATTTATATTGGCCGGAAGTAATAAAAAAAGATTACACATATGTAATCCTATTGAATCTACCCAACAATTGATAGAACAAAATGAAATTAAATCGGTTTTTTATGAAGAAGAATATAATTTTCAAAGAGTTAAATATTCAATAGTAGCAGGATGTTCATAAAAGATTTTAAAAAAGCGGAAATTGATTTAAATATTCTCCAAAGAGATAGACGAGCGGCTAATATTGAATGGCAACGTTGTGTAGGTTTATGGGAAAAAACTTCTGGACAATGGGACAAGGAAGAAGCGAGACGTGCAGCTGAAAAACGCCGGAATGTGGTTGAATGGGAAAGAACTAAAGGTGAATGGGAAAGAACTTTGGGACAATTTGAAAAAGATGAAGTAAATTATAATAATACTATGGAATGGTCTCCATATATGAAAGTTAAAAGATTTTTAGATGAATCTTATCCAGAATATGCTTCAGATCTTTTAGATTCTATTACAGATGGACAATATGAGTCTAAAAAATGGATGTGTCAGATTTTAAGACCTGAAAACTTCGGAAGCAAAGATCCCTTTAAAATAGAAATTGTTGGTTCTTGGTTTGGTTGGCCTTTGATAGAAATGTTAGAAGGAGTTGTTGAAAAAATTGAACAAATTGATTTATACGACCCAGATGAAGTTTGCCAGGAAGTAGTTCAAAAATATAAGTATTATTTTAAACCTTCTTATAATTTAAATCAATTCGGTGACTACTTTGAAAGAAACGATAAAAGAATTCGACATATGATAATATGTACTTCATGTGAACATATGCCTGATATTGGTGAAATGAAAAAATATTATAAAGAAACTCCTAAACCGATTTTTGTTTTACAAAGCAACGATTATGTTGATTTACCAGAACATGAAAATTGTGTTGAGAGTTCATCCGAATTAGCAGAAAAAAATCAAATTACAGATATCATGTATCAAGGTGAAAAAGATTTTGGTAATTATAAACGATTTATGGTTATAGGCAGATGGTAGAAAGTTTTAGAAATTCTCCATATTATAAGGTTCAAAGATTTATAAAAAATAATTATTCTGAATATGAAAAAAGTTTTGATGATTCTATATCTGATGATCAATATGAATCTAAAAAATGGATGTGTGATATTTTAAATGATTTAAAAATAACTTCTCCAGATAATATTAAAAAATATACAAAAGATTCTTCTGAAAGTATCAGATTTCCTCATGGTCATCCGGATTGGGATTATCCTCTTTTAATAGAAATAATTGGATCTTGGTTTGGTTGGCCCTTGATAGAATTAGTTGACAGCTTTACTAAAGGAAGAATAACACAAATTGATTTATATGATCCAGACGAAGTTTGTCAAAAAGTAATGGCTCAATATAAAAATTTATTTAATCCAAAATATAAAGTAATTCAACATGATGATTATTTTGAAAGAAAAGAACTTAGAAGAAGACATTTAATTATTTGTACATCTTGTGAGCACATGCAAAATTTTACAAATCAATTTTCTTTTAAGGGAAATCCTTTTGTTTGTTTACAATCTAATGATTATATTGATTTAACGGATCATATAAATTGTGTAAAGGATGTTGAAGAGTTAACTGAAAAAAATCAAATAAAAAATATATGGTATAAAGGTGAAAAAGATTTTGGTAATTATAAACGATTTATGGTTATAGGCCAATGGCAATGAATTTTATACGAAGAGCTGTTGCATGCATATGTGTAGGAGACAAATATACTATAAAAGATATACAACGTTTAGAAAAAATGGTATTTAAAAATACCACTTATAATATAAATTTTCGTGTATTTGATGAACCAATTCTTCCTAAATGGTGGACTAAAGTTTTATATCATTCACCAATAATAGAACAGTTTACAGAAGATGTTGTTTTAGCATTTGATTTAGATATTATAATAAAAGGTAATATAGATAGTTTATTTGATTGGGTGGAAAAACAAAATTATTTATGTGCTCCGTGGGCGCGCTGGAGGGAACATATGGATGATTTCGAAGATCAAAGAAATAGGGATATATTATGTACTCCATATAATTCTTCAATATTAGGATGGAGACCAGATACGAGTTTAAAAATTTGGGAAGGATTTGAATTTGAAGATATAGAAAAATATGGTGGCTTTGATACTTATCTTTGGATGAAAAGATTAGACCCTATTCGCATACCTGATCATTTTTATTATTCGGCTCATTTTTCTAATTACGAAGAATTAGATTATCCCATAGTTCTTTTTAATAAGGGCCAATCAACCGGAATATCTGAAAAAGAGGATATTTCTGTGAGAGTTCCATGGGTTAATAAATACAGATGATACTGTTGACATATCTAGATAACAGTTAAGACATCGGTGCGATTCCGATCAGCTCCACCAAAGAAAGTTATGGAAAAGAAAGTAATTATGACTTTCGTTGATGGGGCTGAAATAGATTTCGATTGATTGTGAGGTAAGATAAAGAGGTATTCGGTAGAGGCACCACCGTAACGGTCCATCAATCTAATCGCAAACAATAACGATTATACTGCATACTCTTACGCACTCGCTGCGTAGACTATAGCCGAGTTGTGGCCGTCACTTGGGAACAGAAGCACGGTCAGCCACACAATTTGAAAAGGAAAATTATGGATAGTCAAAGAATGAAGGATTGGACAGTTTTAACATTGGCCTTAGGTCTAATGGGCTTATTGCTTGTTATTACCGTAGGCGATTTTTATGTGGCACTACATGAAAAACGACCAGTAGATGAATCTGTAATAAATCTTTTGAGCATGGCAGTTACGGGCATCGTCGGTATCGTTGCAGGCTATGTAACAGGCAAAAGTAGCAGTAAGGAAAATAATGGCGGAATATAAAAATAATAACCCATGTGAGTTTATTTACCACATAACAGCAGTAGAGAAAGTTGTAGATGGAGATACTATTGATGCAGTTATTGATTTGGGGTTCGATGTTAGGTATTGTGGACGAATCCGTTTGTTGGGAATCGATACACCAGAATCAAGAACTCGTGATTTGGCAGAAAAGTTTTATGGAAAGCTCTCCTCGACCGCCCTTAAGTCGTGGGTACATTGGGCGATCATGTCGGACAGGGATGACATTGAAATTCAATTACGATGCCCAGAAAAAGACAGTAGAGGTAAATTCGGAAGAATTCTCGGAGAACTCTGGATCAATTGTACTGCCGACGGCGATGAATGGAACGGTTGGACCAATGTAAACAAATGGATGTGTGAAGCTGGATATGCTGTTGGATATCATGGTGGAAGTAAAGAGGAAATTGAAGCAGAACACATGACAAATAGAAAACTTCTCGAAGAACGAGATGGAGTTAAATATCTGAAGCATAGCTAACATTCGACTAGCACTAAAATAATAAAAAACATTCCTATCATAATACCCCTCACAATAAACAATTGTTAAAAAATTCTTGACATTGTGCCTATAATATTATATAATATAATAATAAATTAAACAAAGGAGAAAATGGAAGTACGTAGAAAATGCGATCCAGAGATGGGTCGAAAAGTGAATGAGCATTTACTTTCTTTAGGATTAGAAACACCCATGTCACGAGTTCGAGATGAATTTAATTCTGAAGAAGCTATTGAAAAGATTCAAAACAATGTTAAAAATATTATGTTTGAATTAGGTTTGGATCTTAAAGATGATTCTTTACGAGATACTCCAGAAAGAGTTGCTCAAATGTATGTTAATGAAATTTTTTGGGGTTTAGATTATGACAGGTTTCCAAAATGTACAAAAATTAAAAATTCAATGAATTATAGGGGTTCTTTTGTTCTTGAAAGAAATATAAATGTTCAATCATATTGTGAACATCATTTTATTGTTATTGATGGAGTAGCATCTGTAGCATATATTCCCAATGATTATGTTTTAGGCCTTTCAAAATTAAATCGAATAGTTCAATTCTTTTCCAAAAGACCTCAAGTTCAAGAAAGATTAACAGAACAAGTGCGAGCAACAATTGCATTTGTTGCTAAAACAGAAGATGTCGCTGTTCAAATTGATGGATTACATTTTTGTGTTAAATCTCGAGGCATACAAGATCTTCGATCTTCAACAGCCACATTTTCAGCATCGGGACAATTCGAAGACGGCGAATGCCGCAGAGAATTTTTAGCTGGATGTAGATCATTAATGAGTTAATATGACATATATTTCACATGAAATTCCCAGATGTTTAATAGATGAACATCAAGATTTTATTAGCGATTATCAATTTGTATTACTTCATAAAATTTTAGAAGATAAAAATTATGCAGAGCTGGTTTGTGCCTTTGCAGGTTGTGGAGAATTTACATATCTTGATAATAGTTGTTTTGAATTAGGAGAATCATTAGATAATGATATTCTTTATGATTGGTATGAAAGATTAGAACCAAACTATGTTGTCTTACCAGATGTTCTCGGAGATAAAAAAAGAACATTGGAAAGGTCTCTTGAATTTGCTAATGATTATCCCATTACTTCTACTCATGCTATGCCGGTCATTCAAGGTTCTACGCCGGATGAAATGATTGAATGTTATAATGCATTTATTGAATATGGTGAAGAAAAAGCTGGAGGTGGTCAGCTCTGGCCAATAATCGGTATTCCTTTTGTTTATTCTTGGCAGGATAAAGATCCAACCCTTCAAGCAAATGAAAGAATTAAATTACTTGAAAAAATGGATAGAGAATGTATCAGGAAAGAATATAGACATCATTTATTGGGAACCTGGCAAGCAAGAGAGTTTGCACATTATAGAGATTATGATTGGATTCATAGTATAGATACTTCTAATCCGGTGATGTCAGCATTAGATGGTACTATTTATGCAGGTATTCATGGATTAACACAAAAACCGAAATCAACATTTGATACCGTTTATGATATGAAAGAAGAAGATATTAATTTAGATCTTTTATATTATAATGTTGATACCTTCAGACAAATTGTTACAGGTAAATTTCCCGAGAGAAAATATCCAAAGGATTTGGATTATTACAAATATTTTACATATTCAGGAACACATGGCTAATAAAATAAACCCCGAACATTATCAAAGTGATACTAACTTAGAAGCAATTGATGTTATAGAAGCGTTTGATTTAAATTTTCATCGTGGTAATATTGTTAAATATGTATTACGAGCTGGTAAGAAAACGGAAAAGGGTTATGAAAATAAACAAAAGCAGCTTGAAGATTTAAATAAAGCTAAATGGTATCTATCACGATTGATAGAAGTTGTTGAGAAAAGTTAATGACTGATTTAGAAGAAACAAGAAAAAAACTTCCATATCATTTTGATAATGTTGCAGTAATTTTATCTGGTGGTATGGATAGTTCTATTGTTACAATGATGCTTGTTAATCAATATGGTCCAGAAAAAGTATTTGCATTAACTTTTAATTATGGACAAAAACAAGCTGAAGAATGTAATAAAGCTAAAGAATTATGTCGTGAATTAGGAATCGCTCATAAACAATTGGAAATTGGTTATTTCGGAACGTTAGTTCAACCTATTAGTGCAAATATATCAGGGTCTGATGTTGAAATGCCTACTATTAAAGATGTATTAGGAGATCCTCAACCACCAACATATGTTCCATTTAGAAATATGATGTTACTTAGTAATGCATGTGCTTTTGCAGAAGTGGTAAAAGCAGAATTTATTTTTTGTGGATTACAAGTTCATGATGAGTATGGTTATTGGGATACTAGTCAAGCTTTTGTAGATGCTCTTAATAATGTGGCAGCTTTAAATAGAACATTTAAAACCAAAATTGTGGCTCCTTTTTCTCAATTAAGTAAAACAGAAGAACTTAAGATTTGTAAAGAATTAGGGAATTTTGATTTATTAAAACATACCTTAACTTGTTATGATCCGGATGTAGAAGGAAAAAGTTGTGGTACATGTCCTTCATGTAGTGAACGAATTAAAGCATTTATGAACATAGGAGAACCGGATCCTATACAATATCAAAAGGAGATAAACTGGAATGTGTAGTATTTCTGCAAGTAAAGATAAAAAGATTTTACTTAAATTAGTTGATCTAAATAGATATCGAGGAGAAGAATCTCATTCGGTTTCTCAATTTTTATATACCGAATCAAAAGCTTTTGATGGCTTATATCTTAAATCTCAAACAAAATCTTATGGACCTTTAGATTTAGATTTATTAGATGGTAATTGGGATTATTGTGTAGTGCATCAACAAGCTCCTACATCAAAAGATGTTAATAATACTGATTTAGCAATAGGTAAATTTATTCATCCAGCTAAAAAAGATAAATCATATTTATGGCATAATGGTATTATTAAAGAAGGAAAATTTGAAGGAGACTGGGACACAGCATGGTTATTTGATCAAGTATTAAATGAAGATCTAAATAAAGTAGATGGATCCTTTGCTTGCATGTCATATCATGAAAATCAAATATATGTTTTTCGTAATGAAATTAGTCCTTTATTTAACAATGGTTCCACTTTTTCATCAACTTTGTTTCCGGGAGGATCTACTGTAATGCCCAATGTTTATTGGAAATTAGATTATAGTTCAGATATTCTCGAACAACAATGGAAATTTAAAACAAAAGAAAACCCCTATTACTTCGAAGAATAATGTTTATACATCCTGTAAATGCCTCTACCGAGGTAACTAATATTGATAAAAAAATGATTCAACCTAATACTATTGATTTACGAATCGATAAGGTTTATCGAATTGGTGCCGGGCCAATGCATATGGATGAAGATAAAAAAGAACCTAGAAAATCAATAGAACAAAAGGTTGATGAAGAAGGTAATTATGTTTTAGATCATGGTGCTTGTTATGAAATTCGGTCTAATCAACATGTAGATATAGCAGAAGGTGAAATTGCAATTCTTCTCGGTAGGAGTACTTTTAATAGGAACGGAGTTTTAATTATTAGTTCAATATATGATTCAGGATTTAAAGATTATGCAGGTGCGACTTTGTATAATATTGGTGGTGAAACTACAGTAAAACCGAATACTCGGTTTGCTCATTTAGTTATAGCCAAGGCAGAAACACTTCATAAATATAATGGGGATTATGGCGAAAAAGATTGATATTGATAAGAAAAATTTGATTAAGATGTTATCACCTGAAAAATTTAATATAGAAGTCAAAAATCTAGCAGATAAAATGCCTATAATGGATGCTATATTACATTATTGTGAACAAAATAAATTAGAGTATGAAACAGCTGCTTCTTTAATTTCAACAGATCTTAAAAGATTGCTGAGAAGGGAAGCAGAAGATTTAAATTTTATTCAAACAACTTCTAAATTACCAATATGAGAGACAACAAATGTTCCAAAGAATTAGAAAAAGTTGGGAAAATATCTGGTTACCGAAATTACAAAATGGTAAAACTAAAGTCGATATAGAAAGAGATAAGGAATATGAAATAAAATGGGTATGGTATCATACAGTTCTTGCGGTTGAATTAGCTATAACTAATATACTCTTACTTTATATTGCAATTATGTTATGAATGAATTTGAATGTTATAGTACTTACACGGCTTTAAAATTACATTTTACATCAGATTATGATTATTTCAAATACAATGGAAAGTGTAATGTAACTTTATCATCTTTTAATAAACGAAGAGAGAAATTTTTCTTTAAAAAATTATCTCGAGAATACAATAATAAAGAATTAGTGGATTTTTTAGTATCTAATTTTTCAAGCAATATAAATATGTGGATAGGAGATGCATTTGGTGAAAGGTGTGTATCGACTTATCGAGAATGGAAAAAACGTATTGAGAGTTTACAATACATTTTTCGTTCTGATTGTACAAGTATCATGGATAACAGTTCAGAAAATTTCGACAGTTTGTTTGAAATAGTTGATGGACAACATCCACCAATATTTCGCTATGTTTTAGCGAAAAAAATAAATATTGAAACATTTATTATATTGGATGATATCTTGAATTTCGTACCAAGATTTAATGAAGAGTTGCAGGATACAATAGTGTGGCCGGACTACTTCAAAATGTGTATGAAATATAAACCTTTCTTTAACCATAATCTTAATAGCAGTAAAGATACTTTGAAAAAAGTACTTGAAATTTAATAAGATTTAGGTTATAATAATAGTTATATTATGACAGCGTGGATATGACGAAAAAATCGAAACAAAGCAGATACAAGGAGAAATATGTCGTTTGCAGATATGAAAAAGAAAAGAGGTTCCTCATTAAGCCGCCTCTCCGAAGAGCTTGATAAAATTAACAGTCCCCAAATTGGAGTTGATGATAGATTCTGGAAAGCAGATCTAGATAAATCTGGTAACGGTTATGCTGTTATTAGATTTCTTCCCTCAATTGAAGGAGAAGATATTCCATGGGTACGCGTATTCAATCACGGTTTTCAAGGACCAGGTGGCTGGTATATTGAAAATAGTCTTACCACTAATGGTAAAAAAGATCCTGTTTCTGAGTATAATTCTAAACTTTGGGATACAGGTCTTGAAGCCAATAGAGATATTGTTCGCAAACAAAAAAGGCGCTTAACTTATTATACAAATATTATGGTTGTAGAAGATTCAAAGCGTCCTGAAAATGAGGGTAAAACATTTTTGTTTAAGTTCGGAAAGAAAATATTTGATAAGATCAATGATCAAATGAATCCTCAATTCGAAGATGAAACTTCTGTTAATCCTTTTGATTTTTGGGAAGGCGCAAATTTTAAATTAAAAATTCGTAAGGTAGAAGGTTTTACTAATTACGATAAAGCTGAATTTGCTTCACCTTCACCATTATTT